CCTGGCGATCACTTTATTTTTACTGATGCTTGGCACCCTGGTATCATCAACCTAAAATATATGAGCGAGTTGTTAGGCATTCCTGTAACAACGCACGGCTTATGGCATGCTGGCAGTTATGATCCTCAAGACTTTTTAGGACGGCTTGTAGGAGATAAGCCCTGGGTTAGACATGCAGAGAAAAGTTTCTTTGCGGCATTTGATCACAATTACTTTGCCACAAAATTTCACATTGATTTGTTCTGCAAAAATCTTTTAACCGATACACCAGAAGATAGAATTAAAGAATTTATCGATGAAGGTAAAATTGTACGCACAGGTTGGCCGATGGAGTATATGGACGAAACCTTAACTCCATATAAGGGCATGACTAAACGTAACCTTATTCTTTTTCCACACAGAATTGCTCCAGAAAAACAAGTTGAAATATTTAGAGATTTGAAAGAGCACCTACCACAATATGAATTTGTTGTGTGTCAAGATCAACAGCTAACAAAAAACGAATACCATAATTTGTTAGGAGAGGCTAAACTAGTCTTTAGTGCCAACCTACAGGAAACTTTAGGCATTAGTTGCTACGAAGGTGCAGTAGTTGATGCTATTCCCATGGTACCGGATCGATTAAGTTATTCAGAAATGTATTTGGATGAATTTAAGTACCCAAGCGTATGGACTAAAAATTGGGAAAATTATGAAGCATATCGTCCAGATATATGCCAAAAAATTGTACAATATATGGATCATTATGATAGATTTATTCCAAAAGTACGAAAACAATCAGAAGACTTGACAGATCGGTTTTTTCATAGTATAATATTATTATCTAAACTAAACTCGTAGGTCGATTATGAAATTAAAAAGTATTTTGGCAATAAGTGTAACATTATTGTCTAATAACCTATTTGCTCAAACTGCCGCAGATCTTAAAACTTGGGATACCAACGAATATCTAAAAAGCAAAGTGTTGGCTCCAATTAATGCCGACTATGCGTATGCTAGGGGATATACAGGCAAAGGCAGTTCTATTGCTATTTTAGATTCCGGCATCGACACAACATCTAAAGAATTTGCAGGCAGAATTGTTCTAACTAAAGATTTTACCGGAACTGTAATTACTGATACATACGGCCACGGAACCGGAGTAGCAGGAGTTGCGGCGGCAGGTCGAGATAACATCAATACTAATAATTACAATGTACAGGGTGTAGCGTTTGATGCTACTCTTATGATTGGAAAAGTTACTCCTTCTTCTGGGGTAGGCGAAACAACAATATTACAAGGTGTAAACTGGGCATCATCAAATGGTGCTACAGCAATTAATATAAGTAGTTTCGATGTACCTATATCTACAGTTAAACAACTTAGTCCTGGAGTATATAGCACTACCGCAACGAACACTGGAAAAATACCTGCTGGGTTAAATGCTAACCAATGGGCAACTGCGTTAACTGGACAAAGTGTATTAGTATTAGCAGCAGGCAACGGCGGGGCTAAAACACCAGGCGCCGAGGGGGCCTTAGCTACCGCTACAGATGCAAACGGTAACCTATTACTAGGCGGTAAAGTAATTATTGCGGGTAATTATAATCCAGCAACTAAAACAATAGACCCTACTAGCAATCAAGCAGGTTCTCTATGTGCTGTGGCAGTAGCTAACGTATGTCAAGACAAATATAAAATCAGCGATTTTTATTTAATGGCCCCTGGGGGTGTTGTTTCGGTTACACAAGCAAACTCAACTGTTACGCCTACAGGAGTAGCAAACATGACAGGTACATCATTTGCGGCGCCAGCGATCGCGGGTGCTGTAGCAATTATTCATCAACAATGGCCGCAAATGACAGGTGCAAATATTGCTAAACTATTGTTAATGACTGGTAATAAAAATATTACAGGGTATGATCCAAACGTAATGGGGCAAGGTGTATTAAATCTTGACGCCGCAACTAAGCCAATTGGGACGTTAGGAATTCCTACTACTGGAGGATCCGTAGCTACCGCAAGCACAATGCCAATTACTCCGCTAGTAATATCTAGCGGTAATATCAGTATCTCAGGTAAATCATCTAGTGTAATGGTTGTAGACAGCTTCCAACGTGATTATTACATTCCAACTAAGGCACTAACTGTAGTGGCTCCGAATCCTACCTTTAATATTAATCAAGCGGCTATGCCATATGTTAGTAAAAACAATTATAGCCAATTTAATAATTTTACAGACTATAAAAATGCCGCTTTTGGTGATGTAGAAATGAGTGTTTACTTAGATAAAAATTATAATCCAACTGGCAATCTCAATCCTAGTATGATGGAAATTGGTTATAATAAAGTATACGGAACAACTAAAGTAAAATTAACTGCAGGTGGACTTATCGAAAACGGTACTTGGTTAGGTAACTCTACTCCAACAGCGGGCTTGGGAAATAATACAGTCCAAAGTTATACAACATTTACAGGTGTGCAATTAGATCAGCAGGTAACTAATACTACTAATGTATATGCTACTGTAAAACACGGTATTACCAATACAACTGGTATTAATTCTGTAATGATTAATAATGTTGGGCCAATTATGAGTTATACTTGGTCTATGGGAATTGATCAAAAGGTTACCGATAATCACACAGTCGGAATGATGGTTTATCAACCGGTAACTGTATATCGTGCTATGGCTAATTCAAATATGCCCGTAGGGCTCGATAGTAACCTTAATGTAATTAGTGCCGGTACTATTAATCTAGCAGCCGATGTTAAAGAATACAGAGCAGGATTATACCATAGATTTACTAACAAAGATGCATCGACTAGTGTAATGACCTTTATAGAAAATCGTCAAAACTATCGCGGACAACCAGGTATTACAGATAACGTTGTTGGCATGTTAGCCAGTGTTAGATTCTAAGAATGAAATCTATTAAAGAAGAATTAGAATCTATAGCAAGAGATTTACATCTAGACAGACAAACTGCCTGGATGACAGAATATAAAATAGATCCAATTAGGTTAGGTCGTATGTGCGAGAAATTTCCTGCACTACAAACAAGTTGGGAACAATTTAAACTGATGTATGATATAGCAAGGAGTCAAGATGATATTGACAGACAAGTTCCTTAATTGGTTAGACAGTCAAGGACGTAAGCGTATTATTATGGATAGAGTTTGCGGGGAGCCATATCTTGAACGCTATTATCTATTCTTAAAAGACCGAGAAAATTTTCCATTTAACATATTCCTACACAAGTTTCTAAAAGGCGATCCAGACGATGTTCACGATCATCCATGGGGATATTGTACACTAATTTTAAAAGGTGGCTATTGGGAATATATTCCCCATTTTAACAGTGAAGGTATTAAGACTGCCGAAATTGGTAAATGGCGTGGTCCTGGTCATTTTAGAATTTGTAAACCAAACAGTTTTCATAGAATTGAGCTACAACCAGGGATAACCGCATGGACCTTGTTTATGCCTTTGCGTAAGGTACGTGAATGGGGATTTTTAGTTAATAATAAATGGATTCATAACGAACAATATTTAAAGGATAGACGTGAACAAATTAAAAATTAGTTTTGAAGAATATCAACAGCATATGGCAAAATTATGCCGAGACATTTCATTAAGCAAATGGCATCCGGATTACGTAGTCGGGCTAACTCGCGGTGGCTTATTACCAGCAGTCATGATTAGTCACTATTTCGATGTTCCTATGTTTACATTAGGTGTTAGCCTAAGAGATAATAATACGTTTATTGGTCCAGAAAGTAATCTTTGGATGGCCGAAGATGCGTTTGGATACAGCGGTGACACCTATGACGGTGATGCTCCAAAAAGCACTCGTGGTAAAAATATACTTGTTGTAGACGACATCAACGATTCGGGTGCTACCCTTAATTGGGTTATGGATGATTGGCAAAGCGGATGCTTGCCCGACAATCCTCGATGGAATACTATTTGGAATAATAATGTAAAATTTGCTGTAGTTGTAGATAATCTTGCCAGTCAGTGTCATGTTAAAATGGACTATTGTGGATTTGAGATTAATAAAGCAGAAAATGATGTATGGGTTGATTTTCCTTATGAGGAGTGGTGGACAAAATGATAAAAATAAAAAGCAGATGGGTAGGAACTAACGGAAAACTTTTTATCGTCGATAACGTGCAAGATGGTGTAGTTTGGTACAGTCACGGTGAAAATGCTTATTCTTGCAACGAAGAAGCATTCTTAGAAAGATTTAAAGAATTAGTACAATGAACAAAATCTTCAACGGTCCGGAAACATTGGAAGAAAGCGGTGCTCCGTGGAACGATGCGTTTCGTGAGGATTTTCATGTAGTAGTATATAACGACAAATATCCCGTAACCCCGGGACATTTATTGTTTGTGCCTAAATATAATTCAATGGAGTTAATGAAAGATGCGTTTGAAGATGCTATTAGATACGGTAATGAAAAAGTTAAAGAAGGAACCTGGGCGGGTTACAACGTTGGGCTTAACATGGGCCAAGCTGCAGGGCAAACTGTCAACTGGCCTCATATCCATCTTATCCCTCGCAGACAAGGGGATGTGGAAGATCCGGTCGGCGGTGTTAGAAATACAATCCCAGGCAAAGGCAACTATAAGTCTCCACACTATTCAGAAAATTAAACCTGCCGAGTTCAAGTGGTGCAGTACCGCTTCTGGGTTTGCTGGGTTATCTGGGCAGATCTTATCGTACAGTAATGGTAGCGGATCTTGGATTGGGAGTGGTGCCGGAGGTAGAACTCCTTATAATAGTGGTGCAGGGGCTTATTATACTATTGGGTCAGGTTTAAATTTTTCCAACTATAATACAAACAATACTATTACATTCAATGGTCAAGATAATAAACCAGTATTAGTTATTACTAATGATGGGGATGTAGAATGGCACGGTAAACCTTCGGAAGCCGCAGATACATTAAAACGCACTTTTCAATTTGCGGTAGAGGACAAAAAGGGTGTTACTAAAGCCACTCGTCGTAGATATTATTTGCGGGCTTGCCAAAATATTCTAAATAAAGCTGAGAGAATGGAACGTCAAGAATTCCTTGACTTCCTACGGAAACATGTATATAATAAAGAAAGAACTGTAATAATGGACGGACTGAGAGGAGAAGAAAATGCAGGTTAAAGTAAGTGAAAAAATTGGTAGTTGTGGGTGTGGTCGTAGCCCCACAGGAGATTGCATAGGTTGGCACGGACTTAATGAAGAACAATATAAAGCTGCCAAAGATAAATGGGATCTTGAGCAGTATCAAAAACAAGCGGCAAGTATTTGGAACGATAGTTGCACTAGTGGAAGGGCAGAATGAGCAAGATTAAAATTGCAGAATTATTTTATTCAATCCAAGGTGAAGGACGCTATATGGGTGTGCCTTCGGTTTTCTTACGTACATTTGGATGTAACTTTAAGTGTGCCGGCTTCGGTATGCCTAAAGGCGAATTGAGCACAGAGGCGGATGATCTTGCTCAAGTAGCATTTCTTTATAACAAATACGAAGAACTTCCTTTAGTAAGCACAGGTTGTGATAGTTATGCTTCATGGCATCCAGATTTTAAAAATCTAAGTCCTATGCTTACATCAGATGCTATTGCAGATCGCATTATGGAAATTCTTCCGCACAATGAATGGTTAGATGAGCATTTAGTTATTACAGGCGGTGAGCCTTTGCTAGGTTGGCAACGAGCTTATCCAGACTTGCTGGATCACCCCAGCATGGATGGGTTAAAAGAAATAACATTTGAAACAAACGGTACTCAAAAACTATCACCAGAATTTAAAGAGTATTTGATGAAATGGCAAATGCCCGGTTTAGCGTTTAATAGAGAAGTTACATTTAGTGTAAGTGCCAAACTTCCTTGCTCGGGCGAAAAGTGGGAAGAAGCTATTCTGCCAGAAGTTGTAGTAGAGTACGAACAAGTAGGCACAGCATATTTGAAATTTGTTATTGCTACTGAAGAAGATCGCGATTATGCTCTTAAAGCAGTAAGTGAATATCGTGCCGCTGGATTTAAAGGACATGTTTACTTAATGCCAGTTGGAGGCGTTGAAAGTGTATACGCACTGAACAATAAGGCAGTAGCTCTTATGGCTATGAAACTAGGTTTAAGATACAGTGATAGATTGCAAGTACCGTTATTTAAAAATGAGTGGGGCACTTAAATGCCGTTAGATGATGTACAGCAATCTCCTCCGGCGGAAGATTACGGATTACGCAAAGCCACCGGATGGAAATTAAAATTTTGCTGGACTCCAAAAAACTGTTTTTTAAGTGACAAACCGCTTTGGGGTAAACGATGTTATAAAGGTACTGCTGTATTTACAGGACCCGGCGAGCCTGTGTTCGAAAATTACTATGTTGATAAATTTGAATTTATGAAATGGCAGTTAACAAGGAAATAATATGATTAAAAAATTACTTAGAAAATGGATTGGCTTAGATAAGTTAGAAGAAGAACAAAAAGCTGCAACAGAATCTCTTCAACAAACACTCGAAACAGAACGATTGGCTAAATTAAGTCCAAAAGAAATTGCTACAGAAAATAAAGAACCGTGGGTAGGTGTATTACAAACACACGTAGCCAAGGATGACTTAAAGAACGGATTCTTTGAACTTGACTGGAATGAGTATTTCATAGTACAATTAAAGAGTGCTGGTTATCCGGGCACAACAGACGAAGAAGTTGTAGATATTTGGTTCCAAGAACTCTGCAGAAATATTGGCGCAGAAGAAGGTGTTGATATGACCCGTAGAGGTTCTGGATATGTTAATAGAGCATTACGAGATGATGGAATGACCGAGGTTAGTTAATGAAACACACATACATATTAGTAGATACAGCCAATACATTTCATAGAGCTCGTCACGTAGTTCGTGGCGATGTTAATGAAAAAGTAGGCATGAGTCTACATACTGTATTAAGTAGTGTACGCAAAGCATGGAGAGACTTTAAAGGTACTCATGTTATTTTTTGTTTAGAAGGTCGTTCATGGCGCAAGGATGTATATGCTCCATATAAACGAAATCGTTCAGATGCTCGTGCGGCACAAAGCCCACGTGAGCAAGAAGAAGATCGAGTGTTTTATGAAACATTCGATAACTTTAAAGATTTTGTTATTGAAAAAACTAACACAACAGTATTACAACATCAACAGCTAGAAGCAGATGACTTAATTGCTGGTTGGATACAGAGCCATCCAGATGATGATCATATTATTATTTCAACAGACGGCGACTATGCTCAACTTATTGCACCTAATGTAAAACAATATAATGGTGTTATGGGTATTACTACTACACACGAAGGATACTTTGACGACAAAGGTAAGCGTGTAATAGATAAAAAGACTAAAGAACCTAAGCCTGCTCCAGACCCAGAATGGCTATTGTTTGAAAAATGCATGCGTGGCGACACTTCAGATAATGTATTCAGTGCTTATCCGGGTGTTCGTGAAAAAGGCACAAAGAATAAAGTAGGATTACGCGAAGCATTTGCCGATCGTGATACTAAAGGTTATAACTGGAACAATCTAATGCTTCAGCGTTGGACTGATCACGAAGGTGTTGAGCATAGAGTAATCGAAGACTATAGTCGAAATAAAGTATTATGCGATTTGGCCGCACAACCTCCAGAGATAAAAGAAATAATTTTAACTACTATTGCTGAAGAATTAGCCAAAGAAAAGAATGTAGCACAAGTAGGAGTAAGGTTCTTAAAATTTTGTGCCGAATATGATTTACAAAAGATTGCTGAACAGGTACAAAGTTATGTAGAGCCATTAAATGCGAGGTATCATAAATGAATACAACAAGTAAAGTATTAGTACCAAATAAAGAATGGTTGATTAAGGATGGAGAATCTAAGATTGGCAGTATTAGCAAAAATAAGTTAGGATACTGTTTTCATAGAAACGGATACCAAATACCTTTTCAATCTTTAACCGAAATCAAATCACACTTTGGTATTGATTCCCTCGACGCCAGTATTAAAAAGAATATCGTAGGAAACGACGGTAACAAGATCTACGACTATCCATGCAGTTCAAAACCATATGAACCCGTATATAGTGTCAAAGAAAAACTACCGTTATTTGCCAAAAGCGGTAAAAGTAAAAGCCAATATTGTGCGGGATACTATGTAATTAAGTTTCGTAAGGGTTGGGTCAAATCATTTTGCCCAAAACTTATTACTTTAGAACGTTATCCATATCACGGCCCATTTAAGACCGAAGCCGAAATGAAAAGCATGTTAAACACAGTGAATAAACTATGAAACAACTAAACACATTACCTATAGAAGCATTCCTTGAAAAGGCTCGTATTGCTATACGCAGTAATCAAAAGACTGTTAGTCTAACAATACAAGAAGCTACAGAACTACAAAACAGTTTAAGTGTAGTTATGACTCGGTTAACTGGAGAAATGGATCAAATAGTAGCAAATACACAAGGTTCGCTCGAAATAGACATGGACGGTGGGACGTTTTAACTGGTAAATTTGTATAAATATATACGCATATTTGGAGTGCGTATATATTATGAGTCGTCCTAAACCGAAAGTATTATTGGAAATAACCAATAAAAAGACATACAAAACAGAACAAGTTCTAGAAGCAGAAGCTATCTGGGCTGTATTCTATCAGGATAAACCCGTTAATTTAAAAACAGGTAGTTTGGTTGTACAACAATTAGGACCAAAATACAAAAAATGCAGTTTTTCCAATTCCGGACATGCTATTAATCTTGCTGAAAAACTTAATAAACTATTTCAAACATCGGATTTCTCTGTGTATAAACTTACCACAGGCGAAAAGTTAACTGATGAACCAAAAACTTGAATTAACTAAAAAGTTATTACCCGAAAACATTTCTGAAAAAGTATTATTTCAATACTACAATATTTGGTGGAAAGACCCGCGAGCAAAAAAAACGGGCGGATTACAATTAACCAAAGAAGGTTTCGAAGCATTAACCGCGTCCGATATCAAATCCTATCGTATCAAATTTGATGAAGCACCCCCTCCAACTAACCAAATGACGCTTTGGTTAAATCGATTTATGGACTGCCCGTTTTATATAACCAAAAAAGAAATATATGTTTTTAGTGAACGTATGGCTATTCAACTGGTGTTGTTTTCAGGCAACATTGAACAATTTACACGAGCCAAGGCTAATAAACTAAAAAATCCCGCTTGACTTTTTACCGTTACGACTGTATAATATATACATATTAGCAGTAAAGATAAACACTTTTTTCATAACACACTTGTAGAAAGAACATCATGGCAGAAAAAATCAGCGCAAATCGTACAGTTACACCAAACGAAGCTAAGAAAAGTATTCGTAAATGTATCAAAATTCAACGCCCTGTATTCATGTGGGGCCCCCCAGGTATCGGTAAATCCGATATTGTTAAACAGATCGGCGAAGAACAAGAACGCGAAGTTATCGACGTTCGTTTGAGCTTGTGGGAACCTACAGACATTAAAGGTATTCCTTATTATAACTCAAATGAAAACACAATGACTTGGGCGCCCCCAGCAGAACTGCCCACTGATCCAAATTCAACTGCTATCCTATTCTTAGACGAGTTAAACTCAGCGGCTCCTGCAACACAGGCAGCGGCTTTTCAATTGGTTCTTAACCGTCGTGTTGGTACTTATGTATTGCCAAAAGGTGTTTCAATTGTTGCTGCAGGCAATCGCGAAACTGACAAAGGCGTTACTTATCGTATGCCAAGTCCGTTGGCTAATCGTTTTGTTCACGTTGAATTGAAATCCGATTACGAAGATTGGTTAGAGTGGGCTGTTGGCAATAAATTGCATGAACAAGTTGTAGGTTACATTGGTTTTGCTAAGAATGACTTATACGACTTTGATCCAAAATCAAGCTCACGTGC